AGGCAGGGACTTCTAAACTCCCGATAGCAGGTTCGATTCCTGTCCAGCGCACCAACTATAAATATTACTGTCATTAACAAGGAGAAACAACATGACACAAAAATAGATTGAATATGCTTGTAGAGATGTGGTCTTTCATTTCAACAAAAAACACTTAGAAGACGAGACCGTTCCCATGTGGGTCTTAAAATTTCATGGCGAAACTTATTATGTTAATCATGTAGACGCAAAACTTCCGTGGTCTACCAAAGAAACTCCCGATAACAGTCATACCAAAGGCTCACTTAAATTCAAAGATGTGCTGGTCACAGTCAATGAAGAAAATGCAGCTACACTAACTACACTTACCATCTACGATAAATTTAGACTGCGTAATCAAAAGTTAGGCATTACTCGTATTATGTTTAAGCCCTATGAAGAAGTAAATAGAGCATTACAAAACAATGAAGTAAGACACAGTCCATTTAAAAAAATCGTAGGGCGATGTTCTAGTACATTTATTATCTGTGATATCTTAGACCAAGCAGACATGACATTTTTGGGTTTGAAATATGCTAATCAATTTAGAATCTTAATGCCCAATGAAACATATTACCAAGAATACGATGATGTAAAAGGCACGACCATTGATGTTGACTACAGCGACATCGATACGCCTTTTATATACTCATAAATTTTTCCTATGATAGTCATTGGAAAATACAATTAAAAAAACCTATTAATCGCTTGATCGCAATAGTAAATAACTGTATACTACACAACATCAGTATAAACACTGAATTACATTTTTAAACAAGGAGAAATCGAAAATGAAAACCGTAGGCGATAAAATTGAAGCATTTGCTGTAACAGGCGTTAACCCAGGTAAGGATGACTTTTTTACCATTACTGAAACTAGTTTTGAAGGTAAGTGGAAAGTAATCGTATACTATCCCAAGGACTTCACGTTTGTTTGTCCCACAGAAATTGTAGCATACGACAAACTATATCAAGACTTTGCTGACCGTGATGCTGTGCTGTTGACCGGCAGCACCGACAACGAGTTTTGCAAACTGGCATGGCAAGCTGCACATGAAGACTTGAAAAAAATCAAGCACATTCAATTTGCTGACACACAGCGCGGTGAACTCAGCCTAATCAATCAACTGGGTGTGTTCTATGCTCCAGCTGGTGCTGCACTTCGTGCTACTTTTATTGTTGATCCCAACAATGAAATTCAACATGTCACTGTTAACAATTTGAATGTTGGCCGTAGTCCCGAAGAAACACTGCGTGTACTAGATGCACTGCAAACTGGCGAACTCTGTGCATGTAACCGTACTGTAGGCGGCGAGACTCTGTAATGTTAGAAACCATCTGCGAAACACTGGTAGAAGCTTACCGCCGTAACTGGATTACCAGTCGCGATGGTAATGTCAGCATACGCCACCACGACCGTGATCACTTTTATATCACACCTAGTGGTGTGCGTAAGCAAACGCTACAGCCTGATCAATTTAAAAAAATTGCTATCAAAAAGACCACAGGCACAGGATTTGCAGATCTACAATACTCATATGACTGGGAAGTTTTGCCATATTCGGACATCAGTATCGGGCTGCGACCCAGCGGAGAAATTCCCTTACACTTTGGTCTACAGCGTGAAATGGGACAACATCGCGATGATGTGCGTGTGGTGGTACACCTGCATCCTACATACTGCGTTGCTGCCATGCATGCCGGTATCGATCTCAGTACTGTGGTTCAGAACTTTCCAGAGCTGAGTCGTTACACACGAGTAGCGCCTAATGTTCCTGATGTTCCCCCTATCAGCCAAGAGCTAGCAGATCGTTGTCACGAAAACCTGCAGTTAGACAGTGCAGGTAATATTGCTTTTGATATTGTGGGCATTAAAGGACACGGAGTTGTGGCCATTGACACTAGTCCTTGGCGTGCATTTGAACATATAGAACGACTCGAACATATCTGCAAGATAGTACTAAGTGCCAGAGGTTTTCATGCTTGAGTGTTTGATTATAGGTGACAGCATTGCTGTAGGACTAGCACAGCACAGACCAGAATGTGCTAGTTTCAGCAAAGGCGGCATTAATACATGGCAGTATAATAAGCAGTATAAATCTCAAAATTTAACTGCTGACACTGTGATCATCAGCCTTGGCAGCAATGATCACAAACATATTAAAACACTGGACGAGTTAACTAAACTGAGACAACGAGTTCAAGCAAGACAAGTATATTGGATTTTGCCACAGGGTAATTTAAAGGCCAGTGAAGTGCCAATCGAAAACATTCAAGCAATAGTAAAACAGTTGGCGACAGAACACGGGGATATTGTAGTACCTATTACAAGAGTACAAAAGGACAACATTCATCCCAGCACTGCCGGATACAAAGACTTAAAGGAGAAAACACAATGACACAATGGGTTGATCAATTAAAAGACAGCTTACCTGAGTATGCCAAAGACACTAAACTCAATATTGATGCTGTAATCAAACGTAGTACTTTACCAGTGGAAGAAGCCGAAGCAGTAGCTTTGGTGGGGAGACACTATAATGGCACAGAATAATGTAATGAGTGATAAATACTTTTATGGAAACTATCACTCATACATCATTCGTTTATAAATGGACACACTTGCCTACGGGCAAGTGGTACATTGGTTGCAGAACCGCTAAAGGATGTCATCCAGAAGACGGATACATAACTTCAAGCAAACTTGTTAAAAGCCTTATTAAAACTAATCCAAAAGAGTGGCAACGAGAAATATTACACACAGGCACAGCCAAAGATATATTAAATCTTGAAGTCGCACTTTTAGAACAGTTTGACGCTAAAAATAATCCGTTGAGTTATAACCAGCACAATGGAGATGGCAAGTTTACGAGAACAGGTGTAAAAGTTCCTTTAGAGACTCGTATGAAACAAAGCGAGTCAATAAAGAAGGTACATCCTAATAGGGGGAAACCAAGTCCTAATAAAGGTAAAGTAGCAACAGAAGAAACACGCAGAAAACAAAGTGAAGCAAAGTTAGGAAAGAAACGCAAACCGTTTACAGAACAAACTATTGAGAAAATGAAGGTTGCGGCTACTACTCGAGCAGAAAACAGAGGATATGTGCCGTGTCCAGATCATCTCAAAGAATACTTTAGAGAAAAGTATAAAGGACAGAAAAAGCAACAATATATATGTCCACATTGTGGTAAGACAGGTAGTGGTGGTTCTATGACACGCTGGCACTTTGATAATTGTAAAGATAAAGGAACATAAAATGATTTGGGTGGATCAACTTAAAGAAACAATTCCAGACTACGCAAAAGATACTCGACTCAATGTTGATAGCGTTATCAAGCGAAGCACACTGGATTCGGATGTAGCAGAATGCTGTGCGTTGGCCGCGGCTTTTGCTACAGGCAATACTAAACTATGGACTTGGATTCAAAGTCAGATTTCTAATCAAACAGAAGCAGTAGCGGCCGTTACGGCGGCGTCTCTTATGTCGATGAACAATACCTGGTACCCATATGTTGAAATGGCCGATGATGCTCAGCTAAAGGGCTTGCCAGCACAGTTGAGAATGAACGCTATCGCAAGTCACGGCGGCACAACCAAGGCTCGATTTGAAGCATACAGTCTTGCTGCTAGTATTGTTGGTAAATGTCATTTCTGTGTCAAGGCGCACTACGAGACCTTAAAGAAAGAAGGCTACACCGTTGAACAACTTCGCGACATTGGCAGAATTGCTGCTGTAATTAACTCCGTTGCTAAAGTACTAAACAGTTAATACTCAAGTACTACTTGACCAAAAATCCCCATTTTGTTACAATTATGATATTGTAAACAAATGGGGTTTTTTATGAAACTGGACAAAACCACTATTAATAATCCTGCTTTGCTTAGGGCCGCGATGACTAGTATTCCTACTGTGGGCCTTAAACTCTGCGAATATGACAAGACCCGCAAGGTTCTTAAACTAGCCAGTGAATACTTTGGTATGCCCAGTGAGTTTTTTGTTCGTAGTCACCACACTGGTAAAGAAGTTCGCTTTACAGTTGTGGGTCCCGAAGACAAACTGTTCGATCAAGATCAGTGGGACGGCGAACAGCAGATCTACCGCCCTGTTGGCAATGTGCCTGGCGTAGACTACATGGTCATTTACCATCAATATTAATACTTAAGTATTACTTTTTTTGGTTGACCGAAATTCCCAATTTTGCTATAATAATGGCATACAGTAACAAAACAGGAGTTGGAAATGCGTACAAAGACAATCATTGACGGTTTCAAGAACAGCCAAAAATTCCGTTTTATCCTTACGCCTGAGCAAGGCGAGGCTGTGGGCATGACTATTACTATCAAGCAAATGAGTGATCAATTTGCTACTCGGTCTGCTCGTATTGCCGTCTGGACTGCTCTTAACTACTTGGCTTACCAGCGCGGTATTGCCGAGGTCAGAGGCGAAACCTTGCCCACTGGACTAGTACGCGAGGCAGAAGGTTTCCGCCATGTGCAAGTGGATCTGCATTAATTCACCAATAATTGACAGAAATTCAGTTTGGCACTATAATACAGTCATAGACAACAATGGAGCACAAGATGAAACAGGACTACACTGTGGAACTCTACAAGTTGGACAAGCGATGCAAAGACGGTAAGAAGTTAGTGGCCAAAATGGACTATTACTGCGAGGATTTGGCTGTGATTGAAAACGACTTTCCCGTCAGGCGAGGCTATGTGCGTATGATCCACGAAACTTATGTTACTCGTCGAAACGCCATGACTGGTGAAGAATACAAAGAGCGTTATGACACGCCTTGGTTTGCCAGTCCTAGTTCTGAAACTTACTGGAGTGCGTAATGAACGAACGAATTGAAAATGAAGTATCTTACAGCATCCCGTTTGTTTGTATTGCGGCGATTCTTGTTTTAACTTTTATGATGGTGATATCAAAATGAACGAACGAATTAAAGAACTTTACGGAAAAGCATTGGATAAAGCAGTGCCCTACACCTGGCATAACTTAGACCATGTTGAGGTGGAAAAGGTTATGAAAGAATTCGCCGAGTTGATTGTGAAGGAATGTGCCCGAGTGTATTGGAATATTGACAACGGTGAGACGCACACAGAATATGTTGAAGCGTTGAAAAAACATTTCGGAGTTGAAGAATGAATATCCATGCAGCCAGATACCGTAATGCTTTGAGAAAAGCCGCGAGTATCAACCGTTACATCAAAAAAGGTTACCATGTATTACATGGTGATACACCATTGAAAGATGGTGCTAAATTTGTGATGATGGGTGATGAGCTGTGCTTGAAATGTTCCAATTCATTCTATGTGTTATACTACCAAAACGATAAGAATTACGATCATGGCTATTGGACACCTATCAAAGAATGGAATAAAGAATTTACCGATTCTTTTACAGTGTATGAGCCTTCAGCAAAAGTGAGATTATAAAATGAACGAACTACTTAAACAACTTTGGAATCGTTCTAATCACGATGAAGTGGTATTTGCCGAGTTGGTTATCAAAGAATGTGCCTATATTTGCTATAGGTTTGGTGAGAGTGGTGATGGTTATACCTGTAGTGCTGAGGTTTTAAAACATTTCGGAGTTGAAGAATGAACGATTTTGATCGTGATAATTTTTTGTGGTTCACGCATGCCAGTGCTGAAGAATTGGAACAGTGGTATGAACAAGCAGACATCGATGATTTATGGTATATGATGCGATTGATTCAAACTGAACTCTCTGCACTAAGACTAGCTGAGATGGATGAAATGGAAAGTGATCTTGGTCAGTACAGGCAGCTTGCAAATGCCATTATTAACAAATTAACAATAAGGGGTAATCATGGGACTTGATCAATATGCTTATGTGGCCGTTAAAGCAGGCCAGCAAGATGAATTTTATGAGGGTTCAGAACTGGACCCTGACACTAGAGAATGGCGTAATCCCAATGTTCACAAGCCGCGTGAAATTGCTTACTGGCGTAAACATCCTAATCTACAGGGTTGGATGGAAGCCCTTGCTGAGTCCAAGGGACTAGTATACGACACATTCAACGGTGTAGAGCTTGAACTAACATGGGACGACCTTGACGAATTAGAAAAGGCCATTAAAGGTCAAGCACTGCCCGCTACTCAAGGATTTTTCTTTGGTGACGACAGTGATGATTATTACCGTGATCAGGACCTTGAATTTGTTAAAAATGCCAAAGCTGAAGTATTCAGCGGACTCAAAGTTTTCTATAACTCAAGCTGGTAATTAAGGAGAAACCATGAACCAAGCAGCAATCGACCGTGCCAACGAAGCAGTGTTTCATTTGCAGTTGCAGACCAAAGACGCTGTGCGTTATGTTATCAAACATGCAGCTGTAGATGCTAAAACAGCAGGCCAAGCACTAAAACAAGTTATGCTAGGCTATAAGACATGAGCGGACCTGTCCCTGGTATTATTGCCAGCTGGGTATTTGGTACTTGTTGGCCACTGGCCCCCTGCACTAAACCCGCAGAGTCGCAGCCACAGTATCAACAGGTGCAGCCTGTTCAACAACCACAGGTTCAAATTTATCAAACCAGGGACACTAATAATCCAGCTTTAGTAGAGCAAAGGTATCAGCAGGTTCAAAACATTGGACTCAGCTGTGAGCAACGAGACCTTACTATTAATTACTTGGAACAAATGGTAGGAGTCAATGCCGTTGATCCCGAAACACTACCCCCGGCACAACGGCGACTCAACAGTGCTGCAAGGACTAAGATATGGCAATTAAGAACTTACTGCCGTTGATTGCGGTCTGCGTCAGTGCCACGGCTTGGAGCCAAAAACTGGAGCCTCGCAGTGACTGTACTTATCAAACTGAAACCACAGTTAACAATCAAGGTCAGGTCACTACCAAACAAGTAGAACGGTGTGTAGAAGAACCTGGCATAGATGTGCCTAAACTAAAAATCGGTGACATTGTTCGCAATAATCAATTGCTGCAACATCCGGTTATCAAAATTGACTTTTACTATCGTGGAGTCAAGTGCAGATGGTTTGCTCAAGCAAACTCTACACAAAATGATTTGGTTCAATATCAAGGCATTGCCTGTGAAGTTCAACCAAATGTTTGGCGTATAATTGACAAATTTTAATGTTGGTTATATAATTAGATTATCAACAACTATTGGAGAATCCAATGAAACATAAACTGGTATTTCTTGCTACTGTACTGGCTGTCAGCGCCAGTGCCAATGCTCAACTTTTTGGCAAAAGCGAAGCTGTAAAAAATCTTGAACTGGGGCAAGCAGAACTGCGACAAGGTCAAGCAGATCTAAGACAGGAACAACGAGCACTAAACACAGAAATTGTAAAAGTGCGAGAAACACTAAGTCAAACAGCAGGTGCCATCGACAACGGTCCTGAATGGTTTGTAAATCCACCACAGATTCCCAATGCCATTGTGGTAGCTGTACAGGGCACAAAAAGCACTGATCGCGGCCGTGCGTTGGAAAAAGCCATTCACAAAGGCTATGCGGCACTGAGCACTAAGATCAACAGTGAAGTTGAAACGCTGACAAAAAGCTTCGAATACGAAACTGGGGACAGCAGCCGTGAAGAATACGAGCGTTTTACTCGCACAGTCAGCAAAGGTCAACTTGAAGGTGTTCGTAGGCTTAAAACTGAAATTGTGCGGGAAGGCAATCAATGGTACGCTATGGTCTTGATGATCTATCCTTTGCCCGAAGACAATCCCCTGCGTAAAGTGCGGGAGGCAGCACAGGCCAAACAGGAAGCCAATCTGCGAGCACAACGAGCTGAACAGGATCTAGACCGTCAGCTGAAACGCAAGGCCGAGCAAGAAGTTCAACAGTACAAGCAACTGAAAGAACAAGTTGGTCCTCGCCCAGAACCCAAAGCTGACATTCAAGTGCCTTTGAAAGAAAGTTTGAGTCCTGACGAAAAACCGCTGAAGCCATTGGAAAAAGTCAGCACTAATCAGGGTGAACTGCAGCTGCTGGATGTCAACAATGAAGAATACAAACAGCGAAGGGCCGAAGCTTTGAAAAAACCCAATGCTGTAATTGGACAAATGACTCTACAATAATGTAGTTTGCTATTATAAAATGCTCCTCGGTAGTAAATACAAAGGAGCATTTTTTATGGCTAGACCGAATCCCATTCGAAGAATAATGAGCCAACCGTTGCCCATGATTACCGAGCAGCGGCGTAAGTGTTTTAGACCCACAAACAAAGAAGTTATATACGCATATAATATCATCAACAAATATGTGTTTGATAACCAGTTATATCGACCCAAAATTGAACTGGGCAGACTGAGAAAAACTTGGGGCTATTGTGTTTGGCAAAAAGAACAACAGG